TTTTTTAATTTAATTATTATTTATTTTTTTAATTTAATTATTATTTATTTTTTTTGTTACTTCTCTCACTACGCTCTGTTTATATATATGAATATAGTTTCTGAAACAATCAATTTATTTTGTATTTTCAAAAAATATTTTCCCCCCACCCACCACATTACAGTTTATTATTTATTTAGAAGGGATTTGAAGCCGTGTTCATATCATTCTCAGTAAATAATTCATCACTTGATTCATCATTGATGAATTTCTGAATAATCTGTTTAACAAATGTTCTTTCAGAATCGACTCCACCTGAATTATCATACTGAGGATAAATTGTAATCTCAGCCGCATCAACTAAAGCAAACCCATCATAAAGTAATCCAGCTAATTCAACTGAGGTACGAGTACTAATCCCAGATTCGATTCGTGGATTTTCACTATTAGATTCGACTCTGGTTAAATGAGCAATCTTTGATACATTTTCTAATGCTTTAGAAGCGACGTTAGGGAACATATATTTCAATAATCCATGTTCCTCAGTATCAGTGAGTAAGTCCATTTCGATGATTGTGAAACGATCTCTCATCGCACGATCTAAGGATCTTGTGGCTGTATATTCGTTTCCGATATTCGCAGTAGCAACAAATGTAACACCATCAGCTACCATAACAGTTTCAGAATCTTTCTTTTCATCCAACCGAAGATAACGTTGCCCGTAATCCAGGACAGTCATTAAAATGTTCCAGGCATCGGGGTGTGCTCTTGTTAACTCATCTAACAGAATGATTGCATTAGAAGTTCTAATAGCTTTAACAAAAGATGACTCATCGAAATAAGTTCCCGACTCAGGGCTGAAATGTGTATTTCCAATCAGAGTCGCTCTTGGATCTTGAGTAGCACCGAGGTTAAAAAAATATGAGGGGCGATCATCGAGAGCGGACATTAACGATTTAGCTGCCATTGTTTTACCTGATCCAGCCATACCGGTCATCATGATATTCTTTCCACGAACCGCTGATCTAATGAGATATTTCCATTTCAATTCATTCATAAACAAACCTTCAGGCTTTAATTTATATGAATTGTGAATGAAATCTAATGTATTCTGATGCTCATCAGAGACGATAACCGGTTCATCTGGTTCTACAACAAACATATCAGATGGAACAGATTTCCAATAAAGCTTCCCTGTATTTGTTTCAGCGACCATCAGAGCATGACCTTTATCTACAGCTTTTTTCTTTGCTGTGGGATACATAAAGCCAGAGAAATCATTTCCCTCTGAATCAACAACGAGGTAGCTGTGATTTGGTTTACTGACAGAAACTACAGTCCCTATCATTGATTTTTCAAGTTTATTTATTTGCATATATGAGATTTCCTTTTTTTGTTTCTTTGTTTAACTTAATTATTATCCTTCTTTCCACGATTAAATATACAAACAAATCCAATGCGGGGCAACAGGTTTTTTGAAAAAAAAAGAAATATTTTTTTCAATTATTTATTGTTTTGTTATTTTTTTGTAGATTTCATATTTATATATGAATCAGTTTATTTCAAACTAAAAGAGAATCGATATGGACAAAAACAATCAAGAAATATTTACAGGAAAAACATTTCAGGACTTAACTAAAGATATTTATGAAAATTCTGTTAATAAGAAAAAACAAATTGATATTCTTATTAATGAGATAAATAACTTTATTAAGACTATTGATGATGTTATTATAGTAGCTCCTATAGTTAAGGAAATGTTAGAAGTATCAGTAAAGAACGATGAACACCTTGTTAAACTAGCAAGTGTTTTACAGAGAATAATTACTAAATCGATATCTGGTTCTGACGATGATAGTATTGGATTAACTGACCAGGAAAAAGAAGATCTAATACAAACTTTACAGGATGCTGCTGATAATATTCAAAGGGAAAGTGATGATATGGATAAAGTAAAGGAAAGATATACGGGAGTTGTAGAAGGATAGGATATGGGCTCAACTATTATTACATTACCTGAAACATTTGATCAGACATCATTATTTGGAACGAAGAAGCCGTTACCTGTTTATTTACAGTTTGTTCCTGGTATTGTTATCTCTGTTTCAACAAGTACTGAGTCAGGGATAAAGGGAATTACTAATAGTATTTTAGCACAGCCGCATTATTCTCAAAAGTTAAAACATGTTGGGTTAGGAGATGAGGAAAATAGGTATGTACCGTTATTGAGGGGTAGTGTTGATGTTCCAGTTGCAGGTGATCCTGTATTATTATGTACTATTGGTGGAATTCAATATTATTTAGGACCGCTTAATACAGAAGGAAGTCCAACGTTTAACATTGATCATTTATATAAGGGATCCACCCGTTCTGATTATTCGAAGAAAGCTACTGCGAGCGAAGTAGCTGGAATATCAGAAAACTTTATTAGAGATCCTAAATATGTGAGACTCCAGAAAACGTATAATGAGGAACTAGATAACCCTCGCGGTGATAAGAAAAATTATAATGATATTCATGGTGATATGGTTTATGAAGGGCGTCACGGTAATAGTATTCGTATTGGAAGTAGAGATGTGAATCCATATCTTATTATATCGAATGGAAGAAATTATTTGAATAGGACTGAAAGCATGACTGATGGAAGCTTAATTGGTATGTTTAACAGGGGTACTATACATCAACATTTTCCAAAGGATAGTAAGCTTGAAAATGATACTATAGTCGATAATCCATTTGTATTGGCTTCTGATACAGTTGAAAAGCCAACTAAATTAATGTCTGATTTAGTTTCAAATGTAAATGGTGGAGATTCGGCTACTGATTTGATTTATAAATACGATGCACCTCAGCTTATACAGACATCTGATAGGATTATTATTAATTCGAAAAAAGATAGTTTATTCCTATCAGCATTTAAGCACGTACATATAGGAGCTGGGGAATCAATAACATTCTCATCTAATGTTGAGACAGTTTTTGAATCTACTAATATTTATATAGGGAAGCAGGCAAAGGAATCAGAGCAGGGTTTAGTATTAGGAGAAAATTTGAGAGCTTTGCTGGAAGAGCTAGTCGATATATTATTGAATGCAAATGGGCACTGCCAGGGAGCCCCAGTACCATTAGGAACGCAGAATGGTCCTCCAGGAAGTTTACAGGTAAAGCTCCAGAATATCAAAAAGGCTTTATCTAAGAATACAACAGATTTTGTTAGTTCAAAACATTTCATTGAAATTAATTAGAGTTATAGGAGAATAACATGAAAAGATCAGAGTTAAAAGTAATGGTGAGAAAGATAGTTAGAGAAGAAGTTGCAATGGCTATTCAGGAAGTAATTACAGAATTAAGGAAGCCCGCTACAGTACAGTCACCTGAAGTCAATGTTAGTAGTATGGAGCCAGCAGTAGAGAAAAAGTTTTCATCTAATAAGGTGCTCAATGAAGTGCTAAACGAAACTGCAAATAGTGATGAATGGAGAAATATGGGCGATAAGGTTTATACATCTGATTCCATAGGATCGATTCTAGCTAATCAATATAAGGATATGAGTAATGGGGCTTCCGGTAAAGTCTCTGGAGAACAAATGGTTGCGTCAATGGGGGTAAGCCCGGAATCCGTACCTGATCATATTACAAAAGCTTTATCAAAAGATTATAGTGAATTATTGAAACTATCAAAAGAGAAATCAAGGCAGAGAAGATGATATGGCGTCTAAAGGTGGATTAGAAAAACAAATTAAGCAAGCATTTATTGACTCCTCGGGAGCTAAAGATGACTTGGGAAATATTCCACAGTTGGCAAGGGATATAACAGATGCCATTATTGATTTTCTAACTAAACAAACATTTACAATAACAGAACTAAAAGCTTCATTAGATATTGAAGAGATATCAACTGCAGCTCCATTAACGGCTGATGTATTACCATCTGTTACTGTTGCGACTCCAGCCGGCCCTGGAACGGTAGCACAAGGTAAGTCGGGAGTATTGATTCCTAAATTGAAAATAAAGAAGACAGGAGGTCAGGGTGGATTATTGATCTCATCAGGACATGCTTATGTTGGTAGACCATCGAGAAAAATAAGGGGAAGCGATACCGCCGAAGAGTTCAACGACTTTACAAAAGTAAAGTTAGATCCAGATAAGATTGTAGGGAGATAATAATAATGGCAATCAAAGATACAACAAAATTACCGTTCATTGCTGATAGGGAGACCAATACATTTATTGGAATTGATTATCCATTTAACAAATCAGAAGGCGTTGAGGGTTATTTTTCATCAACGTCAACTACAATTGATGCGGTAAAGAATAATATTAAGATGTTGTTAAATACTCATAGGGGTGAACGGTTGATGCAACCTAATCTTGGAATAAATCTAAGACAATTCTTATTTGAACAATATACTGATGATACTCGAATAGCAATTGAAAATGAAATAGTTAATACGTTTGATTATTGGCTACCGTTTGTTGATATAACAGCATTAGATATTGATGCTAATGATACAGACGCAGTAGGAAAAAACAAGATACTAATTAATATAACATTTAACATAACGAAAGATCCAAATACACACGCTTCAGTACAAGTTGAAGTAGGAGAATAATATAATGGCTTATAAACAAAAAGATTTCAAAGAAACAAATGTAAACTACATAAATAAAGATTTTGCTGGCTTGAAGAACAATCTTATGGAATATGCTAAGTCGTATTTCCCAACAACATATAAGGACTTCAATGAAACGTCACCGGGAATGATGTTAATTGAAATGTCGGCATATGTAGGAGATGTGTTATCATTTTACATTGATCAGCAATATCAAGAAATGTTATTACCTTTAGCTGAAGAAAAGCGTAATGTTATTAATATAGCGAAGATGTTAGGATATAAAGTTAAACCTATTATTCCATCATATGTAACATTAACTGTTAAACAGGTTGTTGGTACTGATGGAGATACAGATAATCCTCAAGCTGATTACACTGAAGCTGTTACTATTGATAAAGGCATGCAAATAACATCAACATTTGATTCAGATACTATTTTTGAAACACTCGATGTTGTAGATTTTAAGGTAAGTGGTTCTGGTGTCGATGCGGATAATATTGAACCTGAAGTAACTGATTATGCGGAAAGTGGAGTAGCAAGTGAATTTACAATAACAAGGAGAGTTAAAGCTATTTCAGCTGAAACAAAAACAAAAACATTTACTGTCGGGGCTCCTTCAAAATTTAAGGAACTTACATTATCCGATACGAATGTAGTTGATATCGTTTCAGTATACGATTCAAATGGTAATCAATGGTATGAAGTTGATTATTTAGCACAGGATAGAGTTCCAATTGAAACTCATTATTCTGATGATACTAATAGAAATACAGCTTATACTAATTTAGCGGGGGGTACTGAAACTTTACCGGTTCCTTATACACTAGAATTTATTAGAACAGATAAACGGTTTATTACAGAAATCAATGACGATAACACTACAACACTTGTATTTGGTAACGGGCTATTGAGAAGTGGTCAAACAGTCCCGCAAAACTTTATGCAAACTGAGCAGATAGGAATAACAATCCCTGGCGTAACCCAAAATTTAGTAGATGCCATTGATTCTACATTAGGAGATGAATATTCGACATTAGGTGAAACACCAATGCACACTGTACTTACTGTTACGTATAGAGTTGGTGGTGGAGTATCAGCAAATGTTGCGAGGAGTGACTTAACGACTCATGATTATGCAGGAGCACAATCATCGAATATTTCAGTAACAAATGAAGAACCTGCACGAGGTGGTTCTGATCAGGAGTCTATAGATGAAATAAGACATAGAGCCAAAGCACATTTTTCATCGCAGCGAAGGTGTGTTACTAGAGAAGACTATGAAGCGAGAATCCTTCAAATGCCAGCTAAGTTTGGGAATGTAGCAAAGGTATATGTAGAAAGGCAGAGTTTAGGGGATATACTCGCTTCAGCTGATGTAGATGAAAACGGAATGTTATCTCAAGAAGAGATAGCAGCATTGTTAGGTGGAGGTGATCAAATCCCTACAATTGATGTATATACCTTATCATATGATATTAATAAGTATTTAGTATCAACCCCTAATATCATTCATCAGAATCTGAAAAAGTATTTAGATAGATTTAGGATTATTACAGATGAAGTAAATTTGATGTCAGGATATGTCATTAATTTTGGTGTAATATTTGATGTAGTATCTCATAAACATGCTAATAAACATGAAGTTAAACTAAAATGTATTAATAAGATAACTGATTACTTCAATGTATCTGGAACTCAATTTAGACAGCCAATTCATGTAAGTGATTTAGAATATGAACTTATGGGAATTGATGGAGTTAGATCAGTTAATTATGTTTGCTTAACACAAGATAATGATTGGGAAGGCGCATCTGGTATTGCGACGTTTGATCCACCTTTATATTTAACCCATTGGGATCCTACATCAGATGATGGAAATGGTGCATGGACGAGTGACGGCACAAGTGGTTATGGATATAAATATGATTTTCAGGCCGCACATACAAATGGAACTATTAGACCATCATCGACCCCAGCTATATTTGAACTAAAATATCCAAAACAAAATATTAAGGGGAGGGTACAGTAATGATATTTACACTATTTCCAACGAAGACAGCATGGATATCTTCAGGCTCAAGTCATATTGATGGTACGTCATATAAGGATCAAAACTTTGGGCAGGATGAAATTCTTGAGTTGAAGAAAAACTTTTGGAATAAGGATTTTGATTATCAGACGCGAGCACTTCTTTCATTTGCTGGAACTGATTTCACTAATATGTCACAGTCGATTGTTGATGGAGATATAACAAATCCAAAATTCTATTTACGTTTATATGAAGCTGAAGGAACACAGGATTTAACTACTGAATATAAGTTAGCAGCATTTCCACTATCACAGTCATGGGATGAAGGAACAGGAAAGTTTGGTGATGATCCAAAAGTAACAAATGGTGTAAGTTGGGAAAATAGAAATTATTATCCCGGTTCAACAGAAGTATCATGGTCAGCTGTAGGAGGGGGTTCTCGTCATGGAGGTCATTATGTTAGCGGAAGTGAAAATGAAGCCTCACAATCCTTTTCATATGAATCTCCAGATATTGAAATGGATGTTACTGATATTGTAGATGGGTGGCTAGATGATACAAATAATAATTACGGTTTCATATTAAGATTCAGCGGTAGTCAAGAAACAAATGATGAAACATATGGACAACTTAAATTCTTTTCACGTCATACTAATACAATATACTCACCTAAATTAGAAGTTAGATGGGATGATCATAGTCCTTGCACAGGAAGTAATACCGGTAGTTTACTATCAGCTGATTTATCTGGAGAGGTCGATAATATACTTTATATGAAATACCTTAGAGAAAGTTACAAGGAAGACGAGAAAGTGAAGTTCAGGGTAATGCCAAGAGAGAGATATATTCAAAAAACATTTTCAACTTCCGTTCAAACTGTAACGGGTTCATTTATACCTGAAGGAAGCGGGAGCTATTCAATCATTGATATGGCAACTGGGGAAACAGTTATTCCATTTAGTGCTTATACTTCAATGAGCTGTGATTCAACAAGTAATTATTTTACCCAGTGGATGGATGGTTTCTACCCTTATAGGTCATACAAAATAATATATAAACTAAAACATAACGATGGGCAGGAAATTATTTATGATGATAATTTTGAATTCATTGTTAGATCATAAAGGATATTGATATGGCTGTTATAGAAAATAAAGAGCAAATCGTAGATAGAATTTCAGAATTATTAATTGAGCACTTTAGTACATTTACTAATGAAGATGAAGCCATATCAAATTTTCAAAAGGTAGTTAAGGATGGTATCGTTCAACGCGGGCGTGAAGTTGATGAGCGAATTGTTGTATATCAAAGCGATTTAAAAGCTAATAGAGACGATCTACCGTTAATTGATTATTTATGGAATCAGTTTTTTTCAGCAGGGAATCTCGATTCAGATGCTATTCAATTAATAACAGCAGGTGATGGAGTAAATGAGGGGCATAATCAATATTTTTCATTAATTATTAATAATTCAGTAGGCGGATTCCAGGAAGTTGCTTTTAACGATGGGGATTTAGAGAATGTATTATTTACAGATAATTTCAGTCAGTTTGTAGATGTTGATAATACAAAAGTTGTAATTGACCCCAATAAAGCAAAGCAAATATTAGATACAAAAATATATGAATTGCTTCCTAAAGTTACTTCCCGTCAAGGTGAAATTAATAAGTTTTTTGCTGACTATTTAAAATTAACACCACCCAATACACCTGTTGATGGGGGTGCTATATTTGATGGAGATGGGGATGGTCTTACGGATTCGTATAATGAGGAACTAGCAAGTCAATATTCATCATTATATGATATATCAGGTGAACAGGAAGATGAAAGTGATCGGTATATAACATGGAAAGAAACAAGCGAAGATGATGATAATACTAACAAGAGTTTAGAATGGTTATATAAAGATTTAAAGGATAATTACTTTCCTCAAGAAACAGCAACTGCTGAAATTAATGATACTAGACCTGAGTATGAAAATATATCAAGTGGATATTTGAAGATACGCCACCCTAACCAAGCCATTATTATTAGGAATGCTGAATCTAATAATATTGGATTATCAACATGGGAAGCAGACGGCTTTACAATAACAATGTGGGTTAGGTTTTTAAATAAAGTTAATAGCGGTACTTTGTTTAATTATGGGAACCCATTTAGAGTAAATGACCCTCACGGATTTATGTTAGAAACATTTGTTTTACGGGAGGGTGATGTTGACGGGGCTCCCGGTGACCTATTTCAAGATACAGAATATGAAAGATTTGCTAGATTGGTTATAAGGGAAGATTCTACAACATTGAGAGATTCTAGAATGTACAGGAGTGATAGTACAAATAATGTTTTATCTATAGAAAAT